TCTATATAGCTTCCCACAGTTGTTAAAAATTTTCTGAGCTTTCATAACTCCAAAATATTCCGATTTTATTTAACTATACTCTCATTATTGCACCCCTTGTTTAATCTGTCAAGAGGTGCAAGGTATGAAACTATTTTTTATCTCTTGTAAAAACATCTAGACCAATTGAAAAGACATTGCTTGTAGGAGTATATACTATTAAAACCTCCTTTCCTTCTTTTTCTAATTTTTTAGCAGTTTTTTCAATGTTTTTCATCATAACATCTTCGCCATTTTCTCCTGCATCATCCCAGTTTCCAGTCGTCCAATTACTTTCAATTTTAGTCCAGCCTCCTTTCTTTGTAGGAACTGCATCATAATATCCCCTCCAGCCATCAGTAGCTACGTATTTTATTCTTATCTCTTTATTTTCTACAAAAGATGGCACGTTTAAACCTTCGTTTATTGCGTTTATTGCTTCGTTGTTTATTTTCATTTTATTTTTCCCTTGCTCTTTTTAGATGAAGGGTATTATTGGCGGAGTATTTCATCCGCCGTTTTTAATTAATAATATGCTGATGTTGGCATTGATTGGTTCTTTTCGTAACTCATATCATTCCACTCGTCATACTCTGATGCTTCTTCGTTTGTTATATCGTGAAAATATCTTTTTAATTTCTCTGATAATTTTAAAACATTTTCTTTTTGTTCTTCTGATGGCATAAAATTAATATCAGATTGTATTGCTCCTAGAAGTCCGCCTCCTAGATAGTTTTGATATGCACTCATCTTGCATCCTTCGCCGAATAATTCTGATACATCAATTTCAATGCCTCCGCCTCTTCTGCTTGCATCAAGCCTGATGATATTATCTTCTATGTTAAAGTTTTTCATTTTATTTTTTCTCTTTATATAGCAGGATAATTTCTTTCGTTGTTATCCTGCTACATATTGAGATATTATTTTATTATTATACGAACTGCATCTTTCCAATTTTAGCAACTGCTATTGCCTCCTGATACAATGATACTTTTAACTCTTCTGCTAACTCAATGACTTTTTTCTTGTTATCAGTTTCAATCTCTATAATTAAAGTTTTTTCTGATAAACCCTTCCAAAACCCGTTGGCGTTTTGGCAAGTAAACCCTTCAAAGTATTTACTTGCGATTGCTATTGCTTTTTTAGCCTCTAGCTTTTTGGTAGTATTATTACTACCTACATATATCTTATATAACATATCTTTTTGCTAGTCATCATCTAGCTGAGCCGAAGCCCTTAACTTATTTACATTTTTTATTTAATTATACTCTTGTTAAAATGCTTGTCAAGTCTTTTTACAATTTAACTCTATCAGATAGCTTTTAATATGTCAAGAGCAGTTATCCACATCTTCAAAACAGGTAAGAGTCCCCGCCAAAACAAAACCCTTAAAAGTCAATAAAATACTATAAAAACATATAAAAGAGTAAAAAATAGTAAAATCAGTAAAAAACGAAGCCATATAATCAATTCTAAAGCCCCTGAAAAGTAAAAGTAGTAGTATAACACCTCTAAAAACCAGTAAGAACAAGTAAAAGTATAATATTAGAATAATATAACATAGTAATTACCTTTAAGAAGGCAAGAGAAGACAATAACAAGGTAAGAAACAGCCGTGCAAGGAATATAGAATACTATTAAAGAGATAACAATGATAAAGCATTGATAAAGGTATTGATAAAGGCATTGATAAAGCATTGACTGATCCTCTCTCCCCTCTCTCTCTTTTCTTTTCAGACAAGGTATAGATAAGGTATAGTATATGGCATAGACTAGACCTTTTAAGAGGATATAGGGGGGGCATAGTCTAGTGAGGAGGAGGAGAAGTATAGGTGATACTCTCCTCACAGGATATTTGACTATAGACAAGGTCCCTAGAATGATTTGTCTCCTTGACTCATTCAAATGATATTGATATAATATATATAGAGAGGGTAGATGATAGTCTCTCTGGATACTCTGCTCAATGAGGGTAATGATACATTGAGTCAACTCATCCAGGCTCCTTATACTGCATTATATTCTTTTTTTAATGGATTTGTTTCTTAATAAGAGAATGCAGGTATGGTGAAGGATAGATTGAGGATTATGAGGAATGATTATAATGGGGGAGGGGGGCTCGTAGTACAAATTAATGTTAGAAATTTATAACATGGAATATTTATCAAGGTTTACACCTAAACAATTAAAAGAAATAAATAAGGGTTGGGGAAAAGTTGTTTCTACTTCTGGGAAGCCAACTAAGGAGGTAGAAAAGAAGTGGTCTCAATTAGCACCAAGAGAGAGACAAAAGAAACACGCTGAAAGACTTAAATGGTTTATTAACTTAAAGAAATGAGCATAGAACAAATGATGCCAGTTAGGAAGAATGGGAAGATGGTGGAGAAGGCATTCCAATTAATGATGGCAGAATATGAGGCTGGCAGAAAACCAGTCATAAGTAAAATAATGTTAGAAGCAGGTTATTCTCCTTATATGGCTAAAACCTGTAGAGTTCACACAACAATGACTTGGAAACAATTAATGGACAACTTACCAAATGCTAAAGTAATGAAAGTCTTCACAGACTTAATTGATGAAAGTAATGAGGACAAAAGAACAAGACTTGAAGCAGCTAAAGAGGTTTGTAAGTTAAAAGACTTATACCCTGGTAAGAGATTAAAAATAGAAGCATTGCAAGCTAAAAATGATGAATTTCTAGAAAGCGGCGATGAACCACTTTTAGAAGAAATAAATGAAGTAGATGACTACGAAGAAGCAGAAGCCGAAGATTAATGACGATAAGCTCAAGAAAAGACTTGGGTTTATTCCACATAAAGGACAGAAACCAGTACTTGAAGCAATACTTAATGATGATATAAAAGACGTAGTGTTGGTGTGTGGAAGGAGATGGGGTAAAACTAAACTCGTTGCATATTTAGCATTTAGAGAAATGTTATTACCCAATAGACAAGTATGGATAGTAGCACCAACAAGTGACTTAACACAAAAAGCATTTACTGAAATAGTTAAGTTTATTGGTAGAATATATGAACCTGGAGAGTATAGAATTACAACCAAACCATATACCAAATTAAGAATGGCAAATGGTAGTTGGATAGAATGCAAGACTGCTGACAATCCAGTTAGTTTAATAGGAGAAGAAGTTGACTTGTTAATAATTGATGAGGCTGCAAGATTGGCACCAATGACATATGATAGAGAACTTGCCGCTACAACAATGACAAGAAATGGTAGAACTATTTTTATAAGTACACCTAAAGGTCTTAATTGGTTTTATCACAAGTATAAACAAGTTAGTGAGGCAGATGATGGATTTGTATGGAATGCACCAAGTTCCGATAACGAACTTAACACTCCAAAATATTTAGAGAAATTAAGAAAATCACTACCAGAAGAAATCTACAACCAAGAGTATAATGCTTCGTTTATAGATGGTGCAAGTTCGGTATTTAGAAACATAGATAAAGTAATAAATGATGACTGTTATGAAAATCCAGTGCCCACCCATAGATATGTATTGGGCGTTGACCTCGCAAAGGTAAATGATTATACTGTTCTTACATGTGTTGATAGGCATACTCATAAGGTAGTAGCATGGGACAGATTTAACAAAATAGATTATCCAATTCAGAAAAATAGAATAGTTAGCTTAGCAAGGAGATACAACAACGCTAGAATAATTATTGACAGCACTGGAGTTGGAAATCCGATAACAGATGATTTAAGAAGGGAGAGTTTAATAATAGATGACTTTAAATTTTCAAATAAGAGCAAGGATGAATTAGTGCAAAAGTTAAATTTATTTATAGAAGAACAAGGAATATTTATTCCCAATGAACCAATAATAATAGATGAATTAAAACAGTTTGGAGTTGAGGTGACAGATAGGGGAAATATTACATACTCAGCACCAGTCGGACTACACGATGATTGTGTTATGAGTCTAGGATTAGCAGTATGGGGATTATATTCAACAGATACAATTAAAGATAAAAAAGAAGACCCGATTAACTTCTTATTAGAAGAACCAACTAGAAGAAAAATAAGGGTTAGAAGATAATGAAATTAAATATAGAGCAAGAGCTCAAAGAATTCAAGGAACCGATAACGATACTTGATGGCTGGGAATATTCTCAGAAGGATACAGTTGAACAAGACATCTGTTATTATAATTCAAAGTATGTAGAAGGAGATATTGATAGTGATGGATTGAAGTTATATTTTTATAACATAAGTAGAGCCGCATGTGGAACAACAACAAAAGCAATTGATATTGATACTAAAGATTTTAGATTAAGCAATGCTCCTGGTGGAAATGCACTTAAGACTTGGTTTTATGAGAGGGATTTAAAATACTGGTTAAAGAGTCAACAGTTTGGAAAGGTTCTTAATAGAATCGCAAGAGAACTTCCTCAATTTGGTTCTGTTGTATTAAAGTACAACAATGGAGATGTTCACTTTGTTGATTTAAGAAACTTTATTTGTGAACAGAATGCAGACTCACTAGACCTTTCAAACTATATAATTGAACAACATTACTATACCCCAACTGAGTTTAAGAGAGTTGGAAAAAAGAAAGGATGGGAAAATGTAGATAAAGTTATTGACCTATACAGAGGTTCAAAAGAACAATACATTAGAGTATTTGAGAGATATGGAGAAGTTGAAGATAATGGATTCTATGATTACAAAATGGTATTGGTTGCAGATATTCCAACCGATATTAAGAAAAGTGATTTAGCAAGATTTGAAATAAATGATAATATAATATTGGGAGAGAAATTGGTTGATAGACATCCTTATAAGGAAATTCACATAAACAAAATTCCTGGAAGATGGTTAGGTATGGGAATTCCAGAAATTTTATCAGAGAATCAAATTAGAATAAATGAAATATTCAATCAGCAAGTTAAGTCTTCTTATTGGAACTCATTAAGATTGTGGCAGACAAGAGACCCTGGTGCTGGTAGAAATCTATTAACTGATTCTCAGAATGGTGACATATTAGTTATTGAAGACCCATTGCAACCAGTTGATATGCAGGATAGAAACCTATCACACTTTGTTAAAGAGGTTGAAATGTGGGAATTAAATGCAAGGTCTCAAACATTTTCAACTGATATAATGAGGGGCGAAAGAACTCCAGCTGGAACTCCACTTGGTGCTGCACAATTAAGTACAGCACAGGCAATGAGTTTCTTTGACCAAATGAGAGAGGATTATGTTTTGGAAATAAAAGATTTATTCTGGAGATTCGTTATTCCTGGTTTTAGAAAGACTTCTAATAAAGAACATATTGTTAAAATCGTTGGAGAAGACGTTCAGTATATTAATGAACTAATAAAGCAAACAAACGTTGACTTAAGAGTAAAAGAATATATTAGAACAACTGGAAAGGTTCCAACAACAAAAGAGATAGAGATGTTTAAAAAGTTAGAAGATGTTAGAAATGAGAATGTTAAAGAGAGAGATTGGAAGATACCAGAAGGTTGGTATAAGGATATAATGTTTGACTTTGATATTATAATTACAGATGAAAGTCAATCTGCTGCAGTATTAGCACAAGCATTAATACAAGCATTCCAAATGATACAGGCTGACCCAACAACATTAACAGACCCAGTAAAGAAAGGATTATTCTCACAATATTTAGAGAAGATAGGAATTAACCTATATGATATTGAATCAAAAATAATTAAAAATGATGAACCAGTAATGCAGCCAACTGGACCAACTGGTGGTGGAGTCTCTGCTCCAGGTGTTATGATTGGTGCAACTGGTGAACAAAAACTATGACACTTCCAGAACAAGAAAACAAAATTCCAGTAACAAAAAGAAAAGAAATAATTAAAGCATTAGCCAACACAAAGACTGGTCAAGCTTTAAGGGAAGAATTTGTTGATATAATGAATGATGTTGGAAACGTAAATAAACTTCAAGAATATTTATTTGATAAGGATAACGAACTTGCTTCAGAGGTTAGGGGAATGAGAAGGGCAAAGGCATATATTCAGGGAGTTTACAATATGTTAATTCCAGAAGAAGAAAAGAAGGAAACTAAAAAGGCACATAAGTAAAACTATGGGAAGCGATAACCCATTAAAACACAAAGGTCGGACAGTCGTAATCCGCTAATAATATTACGCTTATGAGTGAAGAAACTCAAAAGGAGGAAACCCTAGATAACCAAGAGGAAACAACCACTTCTGAGACTACTCAGGAACAAAATTCGCAAAATAGTTCTGAAAATGAAAGAAGATTATTCGCTAGAGCTAAGAAGGCAGAAGAAGAACTTAAAAGGTTAAAAGAATTAGTCAATGGGAAAGAACCTGCTAATCAGGAAATTAAAAAAGAAGTTCCCGAATTGAACGAAATTAATTTAGCCAAGAAGGTTAAAGCTTTAGCCAGTTTAGACAATGCAGTAATTGACTTTGCTGAGGTGTATGCCAAAGGCAAGGGTATTGACGTTTTAGAAGCTATTCAGTCCGAGGAAGTAAGACTTTACGCCGAGGCTTTGAGTGAAAAGATTAAGAAGGATAATTTAACACCAGACCCTTCTAGCAAGCAATCTCAATCTTCCAAGACGGTAGACGATGTATTGGAGAAAGGTGGATTTAAAGAACTTTCTTTTGAAGAAAAGAAAAGACTAATCAAAGAAGCTGACCAAAGATACAGATAGATTCATTGCGTTAGGGTTTGGAACTAACTAAAATGGCAAGTGTTTCAACAAGCATTGACGCAAATAAAGCAGAATTCTGGGAAGGTAGGATGCAGGTTAATTTGAGAGAATCTATGGTTGCACAAGAAGTTGCAGCTGTAACAACTACAATTAACGGAAGTGATAAACTTCACAAACCTTATTTCACAGAACATTCTGCAGCATCTTACACCCCTGGAACAGAGGTTACTTTACAAGGAGCATCTTCAACAGATGACTCCATAACAATTGACACATTTAAGGTTGTACCAATGTACTTAGATGAGGCTGAGGAAACTCAATCTTATTACAACACATTAGCAGAAATGACCGATAGTGCATCTTATGTATTAAGAGACACTATTGATACAGCTGTTTTCGCACAAGTTGACAATGGTACTGAATTTGATGCTGGTGATATTGGTGGAACAGACGGTTCAGCTATCGTTCTAACTTCAGCTAACATTATATCTTTATTTTCTAACGCAAGAAAGAAATTAAATCAATTAAATGTAGTAGAGGCAGGAGATTTCTGTGCTGTACTACCACCTGCAGCTTTAGCTCTAATTGCTCAATCAGCAACTTCAGTTGGATTTAATTTCGCTGACGCAGCATTAAGCAATGGTAAAGTTGGTAACT